ATAAATGCATCTCTGATGTTTCCTCCAGGTGCATCTACATCTCTAAACTCTCCAGGTTGTATCGATTGCGCTTCATCTCTAACACGAATACCTCTTTGTTTAAATCCAGCTGGCATGTTTGAAAATGTACCAGCATCTAACAATTGTCTTAATGCATTCGTTGCAGTTCTTGATAATCCACCAATCATGTGAATTAAGCCAAAACCATAAAAACCAAGTCCTGGTAAAAATTTAAAATGTGAAAAATATTCTATTTTATTTTTTAAAGGGTCTTCAGCTTTATAGTTTCTTCTAATAGATAAAACTTCTCTTGATGATGAATCAAGTGTTACGATGTAAGGAAGTTTTATTCCTGTTGGGTTTTGCTCCATGTCTTTATCTTCAAAACCTTCAAGATCTATATTTGTGTGAAACTCTAGAATTGTAAACATTTGTTCATCTCTAGTTTTTCTAGTTCCTTCTAACTCTCTTTCTTTTTTCTCTACTTCTGTTTCTTGTGAGTAACCTGGTGTAATTTCTACATCTCTATAAAAACCAGATACCTGTTTTTTTCTTAAATCATTTTCTGATATTTTTAAAACATGTACAATTGCTTCTGCGTCTTCTAAGGAAGTTGCAGTGTATGGAACTATCAGATCATCTGCCGGAACAAATTTAGACACGGCTCTGTCAAGAAGTTCGTCATAATATACTTTCTTGAAAGCAGAGCCGCTAAGAGGGAGATAAAAAAGTAACTGATCGAACTCGGGTTCATACTCTTTCATCTTATTCATGAGTTGATAGTTCATGAAGTTTTTTACTCGTGTGGCTTGGTCTTCTTTTTGTTTATTTACTACACCCATAATCTGAGTTTGTACTGGACCAGTTGCTGGAAGTAATTCTTTGTAAGCGTGTGCTTGAAACTGTGTTACCGCTTCAGCTAATACAGGGTGCGTTGCACCACTTGCATTTGTAAACGGTTGTGATCTTGTTTGATACTTAAATCCTAATAGGTCTAAACCTTTTGTGTAGCCATCTTCCCAATCTTTTCTAGATGCTTTGTATTGTGTATAATTTTCGTAAAGATCAGAACCTAGTCTACCTAAAACTTCTTCAGGTAATAAGTCTGCTAAATTATCAAAATGTTCGTTTGTGCCTGGTTGGTTTACAGCTTCTGGGTCAAAACTAATTGTTGCACCACCATCTTCTTCTTGTGTAACTTGAACATCTTCTGGTCCAACTTGTTCTTCTACGTTAGCTTGAGATGCTTCTACGACCTCTTCTTCACTAGGTAATTCTATTTCCTGCTTTACGTTTGGTAAAGACTTGTCTATTTCTGACATTATTTTTCTCCGAGTTCGAAACCACTATAGTCTTTTTTCCAGGAACATTCAACCCCTGTGGGTGAGGTCCTCTAAGAGGTGGTACCGTAGTTGTTAACTTTTTAGTCATCTAATAATCCTAATCCTTGTATAGCAGCAGAGGCTGCAAATCCACCTATACCTAGTCTAGATAATCCTTTTAATGCAATTCTTGGTAAACCTAATCTAGCAACTTTTCTAAGTGTCGGACTTAATCCTCTTGTTAGTTTTGGTGTCTGATCTGCAAATGCAGGATACAAATAATTTAGTGGATCTGTTGCAATATCTGTGGGTGAGTCCCCAGCAGCTATCTGACTTGCAATATCTCCGGCTGCAAAAGGCGCTAGTAATGCAGGTGATGCTGCAACTCCTAGTCCTCTACCTAAAACTCTTAAACCTGTTTTAGCTATACCAGGTGGTTTTCTTTCAATACCAAGAGATCTAGATTTACTTGCTTTAATTGTCGATGGTGCTATCGCAGCTGTTGAGGCAGCCACTGTTGCACCTAACGCTGGTAATTGATAATCTAATATAGCAGGTCTATCTATATTAACTGATACAGGCTGTGTTGCCATATCAACCAACATATTTTTCTGTTGATCTTCGTTTGATAAATAAGTTGTTGGATCATCGTTCTTAAATAATTTAACAAGTCCAACTGCTGTTCCTACGGCTGCACCTGCACCAAATGTTTTTGGACCAGGGCCTTTTAAAAAATTTAAAAAACCTGTAGCCGCTTGTTTGAACTTACCTATCTTACTTGCATCGTTTGCAAGTTTCTGCGGATTATTTTGTATTGCATCTTCAACAGCGTCCACACAACTTATAACAGACCCGCCTTTATTTTTTTTCTGTACCACACCACAAATAGGCCCGTTGTTTACTGCATCTTTTCTAATATCAGAAAAGAAATCATTGACTCCTGTAAAGACCACTTTATTTCCAAGAGACGCAGAATTAGCTGTTACAATGTTTGATGTTTTATTTGCTGAGTCTACTACGATTACATCTTTAAAACCTAATTTAACACCAGTGCTTGGTTCTCTCACAGTAAGATTATAATCACTTAATAATTTGTCCACAGAATTTAAAACTGGATTAGTTGGATCCTCTCTAGCAATTCGTTTAAAATTTTCCATAAAAGATCCAAGATTACCTGGAGCGGCCTGTAAATTATTTGGGTAATAAATATTTCTTGCTTCTCCTTGCACACTAGAAATATGTTCAGGTTGCCAAAAAATTCCTTGTCTAGCCCTGTCTTTAATTTTTTTTACTAATTCTTTATCAGAAAGATTATCGTATTTATCAAAAGTTATAATACCTTTATTTAAATTATTTATGTTGGCATTTATTTTCATAGAGTTAATGATTTTTTTATTAGATAAAATTTCTTCGTCTGACATATTTAAAATATCTTGATTAAGTTTTCTAATGTCAGAAATTAAAGTATCAGATAACTTACCTGCACTAAAACCTGCCGCTTTTTTACCTTTGCCTAATCTTTCTGTTCTTCTTTTTTTTCCAGCTTCTTTTACGGGATCAAAACCAGGACCTTTTATTTTTCTAAATTTAGATATGTCTTCTCCTTTTTCTACCAATACTTTTCTAATTAGATTACTTTGAGCATCTCTTGTTAAATCAGGATAATATTTTCTACCGAGCACTGATAGATTACGTTCGCCTTTTGCTAGCTGTTGTTGATAATCTGAAAATATGTCGTCTTTAATATTTTGAGGAATAATTCTTTTATCTCTTCTAACATCACTTTTAAAATTTATTTTTTTATCAACTTGTTTTATTCCATCTGTAGTAAACTTTGTTCCTCGCTCTGGAACAAAATCTGTATTGTCATTTAAATATTTTGCAAATCTAGCTGCAGATAAATCTTTTTTAGTGTTTCTTAAATTTAAATATTCCTCTGAGTCTCCAACTAAAACTTTAACTTTTAATTTTTCTTTCGCATACTTTCTAGCTGCTTCTAATGCGTCTTCTAAAGTTCCGTAAGTCTTTATTCCAAAATATTGTTCGACTCCAGTCTTAGGTGACCTAACTCTGTAACCTACGATGTCTCCGCTAGGATAAGTTCTTTGAGTAGAAATAAATTTTCCAAGTTCTGTAGTCTTAGCCATTAGACCTCCAGGATGCCGGCAAGACCACCGCTTTTAAATCCAATACCTACATCTATGCCAAGTTGTTTTTGAAGATCTTTAATTGCATCTGGAAAGTCATCAGGATTTTTTAATACTTTATAAAGTTGTTTAAAATATTCTGTTTTTTCTGGACCAACCATAGTTTTGTCAGCACTCATTTTTCCAAATAATCTTGACACGTCGCTACCTGTAAAACCATATTTTTTCAATGCTTCGAAAGAAGCTTTGCCAAGTCTTGCAGCACCACCAGCAAAAAATGGTACACGTCCGCCACCTGCGAATTCAAAATCATCTATGTCAACAGACTCAGGATCAAAGAATCTATCAGTAACTCCTCTGCCACCTTTGTCTTTGACACTAATTAATCTTTCAGCAAATAGCTGTATGTCATTTGGTGTATCTAGTTTTGCAACTGCTGCTGCAACCTTTGGTCCAAAATATTTTTGCACCAATAGAAATGGATCACCCATACCACCGCCACCACCTTCAGTCATAAATTTAAAATCATCTGCTTCCATAATTGAAGCTAAGGTTGGATTGCCTGGCTCATCAGTTAAGTCTTTTACTCTATTTAAAAAATCTCTAGCATTTGCTCTAACCACTGGTTGAGCTGCCTCTGATACACCTGCGTTTAAATAAATTTTATTTACTAAATCATTTACGATTAAATTATTATTTTGCACATTCTTAAGTGCTTCTAAACCTTTACCAGTTGGTAAAATAGTTTCTGCTGCATCAACACCTTCTGACTTTGCTAAATTTTTAATTGTCTCTTCTGCAGACGCAAACGGTGCTGCAACATCACCCGGTTTACCACGACTTCCTGGTGGTGGTAAATCAGGATCACCTGGTGGTAAATCATCTGCTTGTCTTAATGACATCAAACCTTCTTTGTCTAAGTTTCTAGTTCTTGTTGCCATGTCTGTAATATTTGCTGGCGCTGCAGGAGGCATGTAAAAATTTTTCATTGCTGTCATATTATCTAACAGCTTGTTTGCTTGAACATCATTTAGTTTATTTGATAACGCATATCCAACAGAACTTGTTAACTCTTCTACTGCTTTTGATTGTGGTAATACACCTAACGCATCAACGTTAATATCCATGTCTAACATTAGCTCTGGAGATTTACCTTTACCTAAAAAATTTATGTTAGTTCTAGTTCCAAGAACGTCATTTAGGTTTCCCCCTAATTCTTGAAATGTTTTTATAATTAAATCTAATGTCTGTTTCCTAGCCATAATATTCTATTCTACTCCTGTCAGGTAGTGGTTCGTCTTTGTAAGAATCTCTGTTACGAACTAAGCCACCTTGTTTAATACGCATCAACGCCTGAGTCATGGAGTCGACATAGTCATCGTAATCTCCATACGGAAATGATGCACACTCTTCCACAACTTCTTGAGCAAAATGTTGGTGCATAGGAGCCCATATCATTCCTGTCTCAAACAGCGGTGATACTGAGTTTACTCTCGCATGTTTATCATTTCCTCGGCTCGGTGTAAAGTTAACAACTGGTATTCCCATATCCCTCAGTTCAGCTGTAAGAGGTATTCCTGAGGCCTTAGCCTCGACTATAACCATGTCAGGACGCCAGTATATATACTCCTCATGAGCTACTTTCTTTAATTCTGGAAACTCATATCGATCTTTGAAAGCGTTTAATAATATTATCTGAGGGTTTTCATCCTCTGTTTGGAATACTCCCCATGTAGTTATAGCCGAAAAGTCGGCAGATTCTTTTTTAAGAAAAGCTGTATCGTAAGACTGAATTATAAAATCACATTTAGGTGGTTCCTTTTCCTCCCAGTTTTGCCACCAGTCACGTTTGATAATGGCACCTTCTTCAGCTGTAGGCTGTTGCATATACTGAGCATTCCAGTTGTTCACCGGGATAGATGCTTTAGTTTTCTCTAATTCATCCTTGGTCCAGTATTCTGGCCACACGGGTTTACCATCAGGTAATAGAGCCGGAAGTTCTACAACTTCCCACTCATCAGAGTTCTCTTCTCCCTGAGCCTTGATTAGTTGTCCGGTAAGATCTTTTGTAGACCACCTGGTCATGACAACCACGATACGACCTCCTGGTTGTAAACGTTGACGTGGACCTGATGTATACCAGTTCCATGCTTTCTCGAATGACTTACTATCTTTTTTAATATCTTGTTCTTTGTGCGGGTCGTCGATGATTAATAGATCAGCACCACGACCTGTTATTGCTCCACCGACACCGGCAGCGAAGTATTCTCCTCCCTGTTCCGTTTTCCATTTACCAGCGGCCTGTGAGTCTTCCATCAGTCTCGTGTCGAATAATTCTTTGTAGTTTGGTTGATCAACTAGGTTCTTGGTCTTACGGCCAAAGTCGACAGCTAGATCAGCCGTGTGTGTGGCTTGAATGATCTTTAATCGGGGATCGAGGCCAACCATCCATGCCGGGAGTAAGTATGAGGCAAACTCCGACTTCGTATGTCTTGGCGGCATGTTGATGATTAGACGTTTAATTTTCCCCTCAGCAAGGTCATTAAATTTTTTATTAATTTTTTTGTGGTGCGAACCTTCAATAAACTCAGGCCAAACGTATTTCACAAAACTCAAAAAGTCTTTTTTAATTATTGGCTTGGCTTTATCTAGTGCTACACTTTTTTCTAGTTCCAAAAGTCGTGCTCTTTCTTCTGGGGTCAATCCTGAAAAATTTTCCATAAAATTTTTTGTAATAAATTTTTTATAACTTAAATTTGAAAGTTAGTCTATAAGAGTCTAAATCTTACATATATGTGTACATCTGGGACCCCTTTGTGTGTCTAGGGTGGGCCCTCCCTTAGTTTTCAAGCAAAAAATCTATATGTTGTGGTACCTCTATTGGATTACACTATGTGATTTGTGCATGGCTAGATTTCTGCATCTCACCTAGCCACGCAACGAGATAAATCAGAAAGGCATTTCTGATTGTTCCTCTTTCACCTCGTCAGTTAATACTAATGGTTTATCAACCATTGAGAAATTAACTTCTTGTAAGTGATAGGAATTATTTTCCCTGTCCTCGTTCAATGTATCAAGTGCCAACAACTTTTTAACTGCTGTTGTTAAATCATACATATTGCTATCGTGTATGTGATAGCTTTCACTACCAAGAAACTTTCTTTTTTTGATAATGAAAAACTTTTTATTTTTATCTATCATAGTCTGATACTCCAACTATCTGACGCAGTTCTATATCCATCTGCGTCTATATCGAAATAAGTCATCAACATTCTGCCAGACTTGGAAATCCAATATCTGCATTTATCTGTCCATAACGCATTTCTTGTTATTGTTTTCTTATCACTTGCTGAATAGTAAGTAATAATGAAAGGTTTATTATTTATCACTTTATCTCGCTTTCTATAACCTTTGTGGTTATGGGATAAATATAAACTATCCCATAACCGATTTCAAGATATTAATTTAGGTTATCCGAATTAATTTCTTGTTGTTGCATATATGCAACACGTTCTGCAATCTTTTGTTCTCTGGTTTTTTCAGTATTTTTCATACCTTTAATTCTTTCTGCCAGATTTTTCGGATTGTAGATAACCAAGCCTGTACTATTGGTTCTAATTATTTCTGCGTCTGTAATTTCCAAACCAAGTTCAGTTGCAAGTTCAATTGCCTCATCAAGATATTTATAACCTTTTAATCCTATCTTGATTTCTTTCATTTGTTGCAAGACACTTTCAATCCATTTTTCATGTGCCAAAACGAATTGAGATTTTTGTTGTTTCCAAGTTATTAAAAACTTGAATTC